GGAAGACCGCGTAGCCGCGGCAGATCTCCTCGATCTGCAGCCGGCGGGTTTCGACGTGCTGCGCATCCACCCCGGTTTGTGCAGTCGGCGTCCACTTGGCATCGTTGTCCAACACCAGCGGGTCGCCAGTCCGAGAGCTTCCAGCGAAGCGCTTGATCCATGCCGTCATGCGCGTGTGCTGCTCTTCGGTTAGCACCTTGTCAACGGTGTACACCCCGCTCGGACGCAACCCGTTCTTATGCATGGCCACCTGGCTATGCTCGGTGGCCATGGCCAGGCCAATCGCGGACCGCGCCAGCTTCACCGCATCGAGACTTTTCACCCAGTCCCACTGCACGCCGTTCAACAAGAAGACATCGTCCGGGCTGAACGTGCCGATCAAGCCGAACTCGTCCCAGCACCGATAGACCAGTTCGTAGCGCGAGACGCGCTGGACATCCCAGCGGCCAGGCTCCACAGGGATCAGTTCGCGGATCCGGTTATTCAGCCCGCGGACTTTGATCGACAAGGCCGCACCAGTAAGCGCGGCGTGGATCGTCATCTGGCGGCGCCACTCGAACGACGTCTGCCACTCGTTCGGCCGCCGCGATAGCAACCGGTATTCGGGGATTTTGACCGCGCGCTCACGCGTCCCGTCGCTCTTCTCTTCGAAGACTTCGAACTTCGGAGTAGCGCAGCCGTCGGCGATCACCTTCACACACGCCAGCACCGTCGATACTTCCAGGGCGGTGCGCGCATTGACGTGCACGCCGGCGATCATGGCGCCGCCCCCACCGTCGATCAGTTTCATGATCTCGGCATCGGTGCGCGGGGCTGACTTGCGCCCCAGGATTCGGTCGAAGAATTTCAAGGTGTATCCCAAAATGATGTGGCGGGCTCTTGTCCGCTAATTGCACGGCCGACGCCCATAATCGCGGCCACTGGACCGTCGATCTTCTGCTCGGGCTTCTCCTTGCGCGGGTAGATGTTGTCCTTGGCATCCAGCCGGGCTACCACGTTGGACATCATCCAGGCCAGCATCGGATTGCCGTCGTGGTGCACGCGGCCGGCTTTGATCGCGCTCTCGAGCTCCTTCATCGGGAGCGACATGTTTTTCACGATCTGCTGGTACTCGACGGCGGCGATGCCGTTCTTGACCAGCCGCTGCTCCAATTGCGCCGCGCGGTACGGGTCGAATACGACTTCGTCCGGGCCGTACTCGGCCACCAGAGCGAGCATGTCTTCCTCGATCAGGTCGAAGTCGATCTCGGCGCCATCGTGCTGTTGTAAGAAGCCTTCGATCACCCACTTGCGATAGGCGTTGGCGTTCTTCTCTGCGTTCTCGATTGCCGCCTCCGGGAGGTAGTAATCGCCGAACAGGTAGAAGTGCTGCTTCCCGTCGATGACGCGCACGAACATCAGCATCAGCACACACACGTCCGACCGGCTGGCCAGGTCGAGCGTCAGGTAACAGCGCTCGCCCTTGAACTGCTCGCGGCGGAGCGTGCGGTCGGCACACTTGGCCCACTCGAGCATGTTTAGCCAGGCCGACTTGGCCGAGCACCAGATGTTCAGGTGTTTCGTCTTGAAGCGGGTTTGCTTCGACGCGCTCTGCTTGGCCAAGCGCTGCTGGGCCAGCAGGAAGTCCTCGTCGACCGAGATGCCGTAGTTCGGATTTGCCTTGCGCAGCGCGGCCGCGCTGGTCCAGTCGTCGCCCTCGTCGATCGTGTAGATCAGCGCGAAGAGCTCCGGATCCTCCAGCACGCCCTCGAGCACCTTCTTGGCATCTTGCTCCTGGTCGTAGCACGGGCCCGCGATATTGAAGCCGGCCGTCGTGATCATGAGCAGGAGCGGCTGCTCGCGCGCGCCCATGCCGGTCTCCATCGTGTCGACAAGCTCGGACGTGTCGTGCTCGTGGTACTCGTCCACGACAGCGCACGACGGCGAGGCGCCGTCGCCTGGCTTGCCGATCACTGGCTCGAAGCGGGAGCCGTCAGCCGGAACCAGCAGCGCCTTCGCCCAAACCTCGGCGCCGAGCGCCTCCTGCAGCTGGGGCGTCCGCTCGAGCATTTGCTTAGCTGGGCGGAAAACCTCCCAGGCTTGCTTTTCGGTGGTCGCGCCCGAGTAGACTTCCGCGCCAAACTCGCCGTCGACCGAGAACATGTACAGACCGATGCCCGCGCCGATGATCGACTTGCCGTTCTTTCGCGGCACAGCGAAGTAGGCCTTGCGGTACCGGCGCCGGTCGTTCTTCTTGATCTTCCAGCCGAATAGCGAGGCGAACGCGAAGCACTGCCATGGCTCCAGGGTGATCGTCTCGCGTTTGCCTGCCCACTTGCCCTTGGTATGGGGCATCAGCGACAGGAACGTGCAAATCCTGTTGGCCGCGTCTTCGTCGAAGTAGTACGGGAACGCCTTCCGTCGACTGGCCTTCAAGTCGTCCAGGTGCCGCTTGCATGCGAGCTTGACCCACTTGCATGCGACGATCTTGCCCTTGACGACTGCTTGCGCGTATCCCAGTGCTGTGCCGACGAAATCCGCCGGCATGATCAGTGTGCCTTTTTGCCGCCGCCCATCAGGGCCGCGAACGGGTTGGCCGGAGTTTCCTTCTTGGCCGAGACGCGCGAGCGGTCGGCCGGCGTCATCCCGAGCACCGCCAGGGCGGTGCGAATCTGCGCGACCTGGGCAGACGTCACCTCGGCGTCCGGCTGCGCACGGAACTGCGCGATCAAGCGCGCCGCAAGCTCGACCGCCATCCGGTCGGTAGCCTGCAGCACGTTGGCCGGCAGCACGCCGACGATCTCGGCCCAGACGGCTTTCTGCTTGACGCTGAAGTACTTCGGCGGCGTCGGGTCGAAGGCGCCGGCTTCAAAGTCCTCGCGGCGGCGGCCCGGATCCTTGTCGAAAGCACCCCGAGCCTCCAGCACCGCCGAAGGGGTTCGGGATTTGGGCATGCTGTCGCTCCTGAAAGTCTGAATTGCGGATGTAAAAATGAATGTACTCGGACGGTCTAGAGCGAAATTGCCCTAGAGAATCAACCTCCCCCTCCCCTCTCAGCCTTGGTTTTGGCCTCGTGGCAGGGCTTGCAGGTGCTCTGGAGGTTGGTTTCGTCGTCAATCTCGGCGTCGGTCCAGCCCTTTTCGCGGGCTGCAGCCTTGCTCACCACGTGGTCAACCTCGCGCGCAACGAAGCGGCAGGCAGGGCCTTTGATCTGGCAAAGGCCCTTGTCGCGCTTCAGCACGCGCTTGCGCAGCTGCTGCCAGGCGTAGTCGTAGCCGCGCTCACCGCTGGTGGCGCCGTCGTGCGATCGGTTCCATCCGGTCTTGAGCTGGGCGTGCTTGGCGCAGTAGCCAGGCGCGTCGATCAGCGCGCCGCATCCGCCCTTGCGGCAGATCGTCTTCGGACGCGCGACCATCAGCGGCGCTTCTTCTTCCGTGCCGGTCGCTGCGGCGCGCACGGCAGCAGTTGGGCGATCTCCAGGATGGTCATGCCGACCTGGCCCCAGCCCTTGGCGCGCAGCAGGCGCTTGGCCTCGGCCCCATCGGCGAGCACGTTGCACACGTCGCCCAGGGCCTGCGGGTCGTTCACTGGGTAGGCCATGGCCGGCCGGTCCGGGACCACGATGCGGATGAGCCTGTCGCGGTACTGTTCAGCAGTCGGTCGCATGTGCGCCCCTTGTGACGTTGGTGTTGAAGAACTGGTGGATCTCTTCGGCCGACGAGGTGCCGGTCAGGCGCCAGTCGCAGACCAGATGCTTGCTGGTACGCTGCATGTAAGCGGCATGTGCCTGCTGCTTACGCGCGCTGTACCAGGCGTCGAAGTCCACAGGACTGGCCTGCAACACTTCCCGCTCGCGGTAGACCTGGAGCAGGATGCGCAGCCAGATGATTTCGGACTCGACGGTCATGCGCACCTCAGGAATAAAAAAGCCGCCTGTGCATAAGTGCAGAGGCGGCGAACCAGGCGGGGTGCCTGGAGAGGAGATTCTTGCCGGTTACAGCGTCCGGCGGCGTCGCGCGCCTGGGGTGCGCTCGCCTGTTCTGGCCGACGCCAGATCAGCTTGAAAGTGAGGCGACCTGCTCAGACATCGCTCGGGACGATGTATTATTGAAAGCCCAACATTTATCAAATAGGAGCTATCTTGCCACTCGCTCGCGTAAATGCATTTGACCGCGCCCTGGAGGTTGTAAAAGCCGGGCTTTCATCAGGGGCCATTAAACTTCAGGGCTCGAATTTCGCCGACGGGAATAACGCCCAGCAGCTGAAAAGTGATACTCACTACCTCAATGAGTTGATCAATTCAATCGCTGAAAACTTGATTGAAAAAACGAAGCGCGATTAACGAGACTGCTGCTTCAGAAAGAAAAAAGCCCGCTAAGTTAGCGGGCTTTTCTTTTCTCTGGACGTGCGAAAACACCCAGTGGCGCTACTCTACAAAAAATATAGCCGAGTTGCAACGTGTTTTCTCAGCTTTTCTTCCAGCTCGATGCGCGCCTCCTGGAGCGTCGCCGTGTAGTTGGCGTTCGGGAACCGCCAACCCTTCGAGATGCGCTGGCTGGTGCAGATCGCCCAGCGGTGCAGTGCCGAGAGGCTGTCGACCATCGCATTTACGGCCTCGCCGATCTTGAGGTCAGCGGCGCGCTGGCTGTCGTGCACGTTGTAGTCCGGTGCGGCGTCGGTAACCAGCTTCATGCCGCCGGCGCCGAGGTCGCGGTCGTCCGCGCGCATGTAGTCGACCCAGCACGCCATCAGCAGCGCGTACGGATCGGGCTTATTGAATGTCGGCTTTGCCACCTCCTCGCGGCGAACGCGGCGCAAGGTAGGTGGTGCAAGGGTGCCGAACGTTGCGGTGAGGGCCATGGCTTCTCCTGTTGAGTAAGCCATCATGTTAGCCAATGCCTTCCAGAAATTTCCGGCAGTCATTCAAATATTTCTGCCGGTTCGGTGGTATTGTCGCGCGCGCGACGCTGCACGGCCACATACTGCCGGCGTGCGGCCAGGTTCGGCCAGTCGAGCCGGAATGAAACGCAGGTACGCCCATCCCAGTCGACGTGGCCGAGCTGGCGCCCAGGCTCGGCCACTTGGCATAGCCCTCTTCCCTGCGCAGCTTGCTCCGGGTCGGCCAACTTGACCGAGTACTCGTCGCAAAGCGCGCAGATGTCGTCGGCGCCGCGGCCGCGGATCATGCTGCAGCCGGCAGGAAACGTGCCCACACCCAGATTGGCCCATCTTCGGTGTCGTGGATGGAAAGCGTGAACCAGCCATCGCCGGCAGGTGGCGCTGGCGTCCAGCTGGACATGTCGTGTTCGCCATGCTCGAACCAGGCGTCATACAGCGGATGCTCTGGTTCATATTCGAGCATCTTGTAGGTGATCTCCAGCCCATTGGCAGCGAGCCATGGGCGGTATTCGGCTTCCTGGCCTTCGTCGAACAGCGGGATTGCAGGATGGCACCAGTGGCCAATCTCATCGCGCTCGACCGGCGCTGGCTGGATCGTGGTTTCGGTGGCGGTGTTCATGCGGTTCTCCTTGTCGTTGTCGTAGCCGCCCGGGCTGGCCGGGCGGGGTGGTGCTGGTCAGGCGGCGCGGTACACGCCGCCGTGGTTGTCGATGAAGACGTCGGCGCCGACGCGGTCGGACACTTCATTGAATTTCGCGCGGGTCGCCTGGCCGAGATCGACGCCGGCCGGGTGCGGAGTCCCTGGCACGTCGAGGCAACGACGCGCCAAGATGTCGAGATAGGTCTGCACATCGGCTAGCTCCTTCGCAGCCAACACTTCGAACTGCTCGGCCGTCAGGTCGCCGCGCTCGAACTTCTTCCTGAAATTCGCATACTCGCCCAGCTCACCCATCACGGCCTGCAGCCACTGTGCCGGGCTCCAGTCGGAGCCGTCCGGTTCGGTGTGCGCAAGCTGGCCATGGGGGTTCTTGAACTGCGGCAGGCGGAGGGTGTTGGCCTCTCGGAGCGCGGCAAACGTCAAGTTGTTGGTGCTGGTGGTGCTCATCGGGTTCCCCTTATGTTTGCGGCGCTGGTCGGCGCGCCGCTTGCCGGCTCATCGGGCGCCCTGCTGGACAAATACCGATGACTGTAGATAATCCGGAGAGCCTTTACCTAAAGGCTTTCTGGCACTTCGCGCGCCACTTTCGCGCCACTGAATCCCGCTTTTTCGGCAATCACGTTCTGCGCGATGGCCGCCTTGTCGAGGTTCTTCTCCAGGTATCCCATGGTGGTGGCGTGATGCTTGTGGCGCATGACCTGCTGGATGGTCTGGATCGGCACGCCGGCCTCGGACAGCAGCGTGGCGAAAGTGCCGCGCAGGCGGTGCGGCGTGATGCCCTTGATCGCGCATGCGGCGTTCGCTATGCGCATGGCGGTCCGCGCGAACCCTGGTGCGAAGGCCTGGCCGTTCGGCTTGGTCACGATCAGCCCTTCCACCTGGCGACGCGGCTGCAGGTGCTCGCGCAGCCAGTCGGGCATTGGCACGGCATCGGCCTCCCTACCCTTCGTGATGCCCGGGGTGTACGTCGAGCGCTCCCAGTCGATCCATTCCCAGCGCGCCGATGCCGACTCGCTCTCGCGCAGGCCCAGGCCGAACATCAGGCGCACCGCGGTACCAACGCCCGGCGACTGCTTGGTCGCCTTATCGACAGCGTCGAACCAGATCCGGGCCACGTCGATCGGCAGGAACGCGCGAGGCCGCTTTTGCACCTTCAGCAGCTGCACGCGCCACGGCGGAGCCGCCAACATGCCTCGCTTGACCGCCCACATGGTCAGCAGCCTGAGGATCCGCAACCAGTGGTTCGCAGTGGCGGGCTTGCGCGTCTTAAGGTGCTCGATGCGCGCCAGCTCGACGTCCTGTGTCGTGATGTCGCTGATCGGTTTGTCGCCTAGGGTGTACATGTGGAGCCGGCGGAAGGTCTCGACGCTGCGGATGTGGTCGTCGCTGACCACGGGCCTGTGGACAACCACCCAGGCGCCGGCCAGCTCGTCGAGCGTCGGCACCGGCTGGCCGCCGTTGGCGCGCACCACCGCGGCGTCGTGCTCGCGCTTGGCCATCGCCTCGGCGGCCGCTTTGTTGGCCAGCTTGGTGCTGCGCTGCACGCGCTTGCCGGCCACCTGGTAGCGGAAGTGGTAGATCTTGCCCTTCTTGAAGACGGTCGCGCTCATCCTTCGAACCTCGATCCGCTGCGTCCTTTCGTTGGCGCGGCCGCCGGCGGCGCTCCTGACCAATCCGAAAAGCTGCAGGTCGGCCCGTCGAACCGCAGCGCTATATCGCCCAGCGGGCCGCTGCGATTCTTCCGTACCAGCACCTCGGCGAACCCGCGCAGCTCCGGGTTTTCGGGGTCGTACATTTCGGGACGGTGCACCAGCATGACGATGTCGGCATCCTGCTCGATCTCGCCGGAGTCACGCAGGTCCGACAGCACCGGCCGCCGGTCCGGACGCTCTTCGACCTTGCGGTTCAGCTGGGCCAGCGCGACCACTGCCACGCCCAGCTCCTTGGCCAAGGCCTTCAGTCCGCGCGAATACGATCCGATCTGCTCGTGCCGCTTCTCGCCTTCGCCGCCCGACATTAGGCCCAGGTAATCGACCACGATCACGTGCAGGCCATGGCGCCGCTTCCAGGCCTTTGCCTTCATGCGCAAGTCGAGGAGCGAGATTGCCGGCGTGTCGTCGATCGCAAAGCGCAAGGCATCGAGCTTGATGCATCCAGTCGTGACGCCTGCCCAGGCCCCCTCGTCCGTATCGGCAATCTGACCCATGACTGTGGATAACTCCACGCGGCCGCGGTTGGCCAGCGCGCGGCCGGCGATCTCCTGGCTTTCCATCTCCATGCTGAAGTTGAGCACGCTGTGGTTGGCGGAGATGTTCAACCCCACGTCGGTGGTCAGCGCGGTCTTGCCCATCGACGGGCGTCCAGCGACGATGATTAGGTTGCCTGGCCGGAAGCCGCCATTGAATAGGCGGTCCATGCTTACGAATCCCGTCGGGATTGCGCTCAGCAGCCCCTCGGAGCGCTTGGTGACACCGTCGATAAAGTCGACCAAGATGTCGCGGATCATCTTCGGTTCGTTGCGCACGCGCCGCTCGGCCAAGGTGGTGACCATCGTCTGCATCGCGTCCAGCACCTCGTCGGCGCTCTTGCCCTTCGGGTTCATCGCCAGGCCGCTGATCGAATCCGCCACGTGCATGGTCGCGCGCAGAAGCGCCCGGTCCACTACGATGGCCGCGTACCGGTCAACCCGGGCGGCGCTGGGTACCGTTTGCGCCAGCTGGTTCAGGTAGGGGCCGATACCGTCGACGACCACGCCGCCCCGGGCTTCGAGCGCAACCCATACCGTCATGGTGTCTGCAGGCTCGCCGCGCGAGATCATGCGGACGATTTCGGCGTAAATGATCCGGTGGTCCTCGCGGTAGAAGTGTTTGGCCTCCAGGGCGCCGACCTGGTCGAAAGCGTCGTTGAAGCGCAGTAGCGCGCCCAAGACTCCCTGCTCTGCCTCGATCGAGTGGGGTGTGACGCCTTCGGCGCCGTTCTGCTTCGTCATGCTGCTTTCCTCAAAAATTTATTGCCAATGGCGTCGCCGTACCCTTGCCGGCCGATGAGGCGATCAAATCCAATCTTCGGAGGCAAGTCGTTCTCGTCGCGCAGCCAAGTGAAGTAGCGCCTGGCGAGGTCGCCCTTCGTTGAGAAGGTCAGGAACTCGGCGATCAGTGCCGCGCGGGCAGGCAGGTAGAGCGTCGCCGACACCTCGCCCAGCTGCTCGCCCAGCAGCTCGTTGAACGCCTCGATCACAGCCCGTGCCTCGGCCGAGTATTCGACATCGATGTCATCGAGCCAGCCTTGCGCGTTCAGCCAGGTGGCTGGGTACGGAATGTATTTCGGATCCACCCAGGTCCCGGAAGCCTTCCGCTTCTCCAGGCCTTCAAGCAAAGCGGCCAACAGCGTCTCATCGGGCCAGAGCCGGGCAAAGGCCTTCTCGGCGGCGCCACGCGACTTTTTCAGCGGGTATGCCTTGTAGAAACGCTCGAAGCGATCATGCATATCGGCGCTGAGTCCCGTCTTGGCCCGGCCTTTTTGGCCTGCTGGGGTCTCACCGCCCGCTTCGCGATCCGCTTGCGGAGCGCAAGATGTTTTCTTTTGGTGGTTTTCTTTTGAAAGGGTTTCTTTTGTGTGTCCCGAATCAGGACTATCGACCTGTCCCGAATCGGGACTACCGCCTGTCACGGTTTGGGACATGTCCTGTTTTGGGACTAGTCCCGATTCGGGACTAGCTGCATCAGCCGAATCGAAACCTGCGGTCATTGCCTTGAGGTGCTCCATCCCAACCCACTTCCGATAGTCCTTCTGGATGCCCACGATCATGCCGAACCGGCCTGGGCGCTTGCTGATCACGTTCCGACTGGCCAAGCCATTCAGCGTCGAGGTGACGTGCTGGCGCGCGACGCCGCACATTGCGCCGATCTGCGCGGCCGACATGTCGTCTTCCCGCTTCGCGTATCCGTAGGTCTTGCGGATGATCGCAAAAATGACGGACTGCTCACGATGCGAGAACTTGCCGCCCAGGATGGCCTCCAGCAGTTCGTTCGCGATCATGGTGAATCCGTTCTCGATCTGCGGCGTGGTCATGCAGTAGCCGGCCCTGGAGGGCCAAACAAGGCCGCCACCAGCGGGTCACGGCGGTTGATGGCTGGGAAGGTACGCACCGTTGACTGGAACGGGACGACGCCCTGGTCGGCGAGGCCCGGTCGCTGCTGCGCCAGCGCGGCCGGCGGCGGGCATGCATCGTTTGCGGCGGCGCCGTGGCGCCACTGGAAGGCGAATCCAGAAAACGAATTGATGGGCACCTTGACCCGGTGCGCGCGCTGCTCGAGCTCCAGCTGCTCCAGGCGAGCGCGCACGGCCACGACGGAATAGCCCAGCTCCTGCGCGATCGCGCCGATGGTACGCGGCCCCGTTTCCAGCACGCCTTCGACGGCCGCGAGCAGCTGGCTGATCGGCACCTTCTTATCCTGCGCCCTCACGATTGCACCATCCCGCTGCGCCGTGCGATCTCGGACTGGATGTCGCGCTTCGCGCCGGCGGCCGAGTCTTCGGCTTCCTGCAGTTCGCGGCACGCGGCCTTGAGCTCGTCTACGGTCGAGTCGGGCCCGATGCCGAGCAGCGAGGTGGTGGCCTCAGCCGATTCCTTCACCATGCTGCGCAGGTGCGGTGCCAGGTCCAGCGCCGGGCGCGGCTCGGCTTCGACAAGGCGCAGCTCGACGCCCTTGCGCGCCAGTCGCATGTTCTCGAACTTCAGGTAGATGTCGATCGGCATGGCCTCTTCGATGGAGGCCTCGAAGTTCGCCGGCAGCAGGTTCTTGTCCTTAGTGACGTCGTCCAGCCAGCGGAAGATGCGCTCGGCGTTCACCTTCTGGCGCTCGTACACGTCGGTGGTCGGCGGCTCGAAGCGGATGCCGGTGCTGGCGGGGCCGTCGATGCGCTCATGCGCCTCGACGATCACCTGGCAGACCGTCTCCCGGCTCCACCCCTCGCGCTTCCGCCATTCCTCGACGCAGTCGCGGTACATCGCGATTCGGGTCTTGTGTGGATTGCTCCGCATGCTATTTCCTTGATGCACTGTTACTGTGGCTTGGCTTCGACTTCGGGCGGCTCACCGAATACGGCTGGGTTAAGCTCGTAACGCGTCACCTGACCGCCGAGCTTGGTTTCCACCTCCCGGCAGCGATCGCCGGGAACGAAGCCCTGCGTGTTCCACTTTTGGATCGCCTGTGGCGTGAGCCCAACCATATTGCCCAGCGCGGTTTGACTGCCCGCAAGTCGAATAGCTTTTGCAATTCCGGTTTCCATGTCCCTGCCTTAGTTGTTGTCTACAACCGGAGGTTACAGTAAAGCGGTCTCTGCTACAACTGAAATTTGCAGTGCTTATTACAACCTGCGCTTGTAAGATAACTGGATGGAAACAATGGCGAACCGAATCGAAACCTTGTTGGCAGCGAAAAACGGCGGCAACCAGTCCGAGATGGCCCGCTTCGTTGGGGTGACACCTCAGGCAGTTCAAAAATGGATATCCGGCGGCTCGGAGCCTCGTGGGAAGAATCTCGAACTGGCGGCGGAATTTTTAGGCGTAACGCCAGCAGCGTTGAAGTTCGGTGTTGATGCAGCTGTGCCGCAGAAGTCGCGGCCAACGATGCAGCCGGCGCCGGAACTTGAGGACGCCCCGGCAATCCTGGCAACCCCTCGCCTTATCCCTGTCGCCGGCCGCGTTCAGGCTGGCGCGGATGGGTTGCTCCACATCGATGATTTCCCTCCGGAGCACCCGGAGGGCTACATGGCGTGGTACACGTCGTGCGTTGAGGCCTACGCGTTGCGCGTGCGCGGCGAGAGCATGAGCCCCCGGTACCTTCCAGGGGAGTTTGTGGGCGTGGATCCTTGCGCAGATGTTTTCCCAAGCGACGAGGTGATCGTACTCTTAGAGGATGGCCGACGAATGATCAAACGGCTGCTATGGAAGCGGGACGACCAGGCATGTTTTGAATCGGTGAACAAGGATTTTCCCAACATCATTGTAGATATTGAGGAGGTTACTGCGCTCCACCTGGTGCTGGGCCATATTCCGAAATCAGCGTTCAGGCCCAGCGTGTGAAGCTAAAGACCACATCTTTCTCCCCACATGGTGCGCCGGTCCGGGTCGCGATTGTCGATTCACCCTGGCTTCAGCCAGGCCTTGGAGATCAACTCTTGGCCCGGCTGCAGAAGCACTTCCCATTGGAGCCGATCATGCTCGTATCTGTTGAGAGGGATGGCTTCGACGCCTACGCCCCTTTCCAGACTTACACGTTACTGGCCCTACTGCAGCTCGAGCAGCTCACACTGCACGAGATCGACCTGAGTGTGTTGCCAGCCGAGAAAGACGAGCCGCTACCGTTTTAGGCGCCACGGCACGCCTCGATGCCGCCCAGTTACGAGATCAAAATGGCACTGGTTCCATGCAGAGAATGTGGGCAACAAGTCAGCACAGAGGCAGCCGCTTGCCCGAAATGTGGAGCGAAGCCGAAACGGCCTATAGGTCGCTTGCCAGTCATCGCCGGGCTGATCCTTGGTGGGTACGTACTGACCAGCATCCTGCCGTCGACACCCGCCACGCCTGCTATGACGACGCCAGATCGGGCTCAACCGGCGCCGGCACCCGTAAAAGAACGAACGTTATCCGATGACCGTTTTCAAGCGACCGCTCGCGTCCTGGCCCTGATCAAAACGAACATGCGAGATCCCGATTCTTTGAAGTGGGATCAGATACTTTCCAACGACGATGGCACCGTCGTGTGCGTAACTTACCGAGGAAGAAATGGATTTGGCGGGATGAACTTTGAACATGTGGCCTATGCGAAAGGTGCCATCAGCACCACGTCGAAAGCATGGAATAAGCATTGCGCCAAACAGTCCCTCCACGACATGAAATACGCAGCTTTCGCCTTGAAGTAAGCGCAGCGCACGCACCTAAGTAACGCCCACTCAAGCTGCCGATGCGCAGATAGCTGTTGCTCCGCCCATCCCATGCCCCGCCAGCCGGGGCTTTTTTCCGTCCAGGCGACCGTCAGTTTAGGTTGTTTCAACGCCTCCGCGCTTAATTACAACTTTTATTTGCACTACAGCTGAACTTGCTGTAACCTGTGGTTGTAGTTAGTTGAAACGAGATGACTTCGGCACCCGCCGAGCAGCGAACTGGAGACCCGCATGAAGCCCTTCCTCATCACCGTGCGCACCGCCACCGTGTGCATTTCTTTCAGCGCCCTCGCCGTGTCGAGCACGGCCGCCGCCATCCTGACGGCTGAGGTTCTGGGCGACCAGGCCTACGGCATCACCGTCGTTGCGGGGGTGCGCTGATGGACGTCCTTGTCGACGCACTGATGCGTGGCGCTTTCGACCGCCCACGTACTCCACGCAGCGATGCATACATGAGCGGCGTGCGCTGGCTGCTTAATTTCCGGGCCTATGGCCGCCGTCCGCTCTGCCCCTTCAAGCCGGGCACCGCTGAGGCTGACGCCTTCTTCGCCGGCCGTGACGAGGGCAATGAAATCTGGCGCGCTTACATGGCCGCCAACCCGGCCAGTTTCGTCGGCAGCTGACCATGGTACGCACCGAACCCGACCGCGCTTCGCTCGAGATCGCCCACCGCATGCTGCGCGTCACGGCCTCGATCGACGACATGCTGAAGAACCCGGCCTTGCGCGTGGTGCTGCGCGCCGTCGCACGCCGCCAGATGAAGCGCCGCGACCAAGTCGACGTGAAGAAGCGCCAGGCCAACGACAACGATTAACCAGCGCCCACCTGGGCACCCACCAACCGAAGAGGAACCACCTATGTTCACCTCCCTGCATGAGCTCGCGAAGAAGGCGACGCTGATGATCACCATCGCCGCCGAGGGCGACGACCAGCTGCGCGTCAACGTGACGCCGGTGCCGTTCGACACCAAGGCCAAGTCGAACCTGCCGCAGCCGCTGTCGCTCGTCGCATCACCGGCCGAGTTCGACGCCGACTTCGGCGCCGCCCTCATCACCTGGCACGCGCCGAAACGCTCCCTCATCGAGCAGGCCCAGGCGGCCACCGGCGGCGCGCCCGCTGCAGCGCCAGCACTGCCGACGCCAAAGACCAGCACGAAGACCGACAAGCCAGGCAAGAAGGGGCGTGGCAAGA